AGAGCGTAAGAAGCGTATAAAAGAATTTAACGAAGCAGAACGCAAACGTGCAGCAGCAAAAGCAAAGCGTCGCAAAGAAATGATAAATGATTTCAAAATATTTGGTTACATTTTTGGTGGCTGTGCTGTCCTTGTCGTGGCTATTGTCGTGTATATTACCGTCACAGACTAGACCACGATCGCACGATCGACCAGCTACGTACACACTGATCAACACCATCAAGAACAATTCGCCTGGGCAATCACTCGACGAATACTTCTGTGTCTACATCACACAAGATGGTCAGACAAAAGTAACACTCAATAACAACAATACGTGCGTGAAAGAAATTCAATGACACCAGAAAATTTAGATAAGTGGAAGATCGTGCCACGGCTGATGATGCTAGTGATGACGGGTGTGTATATCCGTTGCATTGAGTGGGCATTGAGCCAGCCAGAATTATCCACGCAAGAAGCGGGTCTGATATCGGTCGTCACGGGAGCGATGACGGGAAGCCTGGGACTATTCTTGAACGCAGAAAGCAAAGGAGCCAGCTATGATAGCGCAGATCCTAAGTAGTGTCGTTGGTCTAGGTACATCGTACCTAGACAGCAAAGGAACGATCGCAAAAGCAAAGGCAGAAAAAGAATTGAAGATCGCATCGGGCGAACTGTCCTGGGAAGTGGCTGCAATGGAAGCCACAAAGAATTCCTGGAAAGACGAACTGTGGACCATCGTATTTGTAGCGATACTAATTGCAAATTTTATTCCGTTGTGGGGCATACAAGAATTCATGGCAAAAGGTTTTGCTAATCTTGAAACATGTCCCGATTGGGTGACGTACGGCATGTACGCATCTATAGCAAGTTCATTTGGATTGCGTTCATTCTCAAAACTTAGGAGGAAGTAGATGGAATTTGTATTGTCGAAAAGATCCCAGGGCAGACTAGAAGGTGTACACCCGTCACTGGTCGAAGTCGTACACAAGGCACTGCAAAAAAGCAGTGTTGATTTTGGAGTGACGCAAGGTGTGAGAGATCTGGAAACGCAAAAGAAACTTTTGGCTGCGGGGCGATCACAGACATTAAAAAGTTTTCACCTTCCACAAGATGATGGGTTTAGTCACGCGGTCGATGTTGTTGCGTATTTAGACGGTGAGGTGTGCTGGGAATTGCCGATCTATGACCGCATTGCCGATGCTTTTAAAGCAGCAAGTGAGGACGTTGGTTTGACGCTGAAGTGGGGCTGCGCCTGGCATACTCATTTAACAAATAATGGTAAGAGTGCGTTAGAACTGCGTGAGGATTATGTCGCATTACGTTTGTCCCAGCAGCGCAAATTTTTTCTTGATGGTCCCCACTATCAAATTATGAATTTCGAGTGACCACAGTTTATGTGATCTATGTTCTGTTAGTGACCGATGTAATGACAGAACAAATCGAATTACGAAGGCTGGCATTTACAAATAAAGAGGTGTGCTACCACTGGCGGGACAAGGTACTGATGCAGCGTCGTGATCCCGTGGTGAACAAGATGAACTGCCGATCGACTGTCATATACACGTCTGCAAAATAACGACAAAAATTCCTACGCTTGTTTTTAAATAACGACACGGTAACGACAAGATAACGACAAGAAAAGTATGACACTATATAAATCTTTATGACCAAGTATGACCACATATGACCATCATACCCTTATAAATATGACACTATGTGACACTTTATGACCAGGTATGACACTCTGGCGGTAGGTTCGAACCCTACCTGCGGAGCCATATTTCCTCAATAAAATCAATGACTTATTTTTTTTAACGACAAAAGTAACGACAAACTTTTTTACTGGCGGTAGGTATTTTTCCCACTGGCGGTAGGTATTTTGAAAACCTACATTGTTGACAATTGTTTTTTTTCGCCTATTATGTGACGTATAACGTCAATATATATGCGAGGATATTATGATTAAAAGACAAAAAAATAATGGGAAACTTTCCTATGTTGTGGACTTGCGCGATAAAGGTCACAAGCGAAAGTATTTTAAAACAAAAGCAGATGCCCAGGACTACATGGATTTACAAGTCAAGCAGCTACAAGGTGTTCGCGAAAGTCGGAATAAAAAGACTGACTGGACGTTCGATACGCTTATAAAAAGCTATATCGACGAACTACAATACAAAGGTAAAAATGTGCATAATAAAATACGAACTATGTACATGTTTCAAGACTTGGTTATTGATGGCTGCAAAGTTAGTAAAATGAAAGTAAGAGATTTTGTTATCGGCGACATCAATACTATCTATAAAAAAATTCGTGTAAGTAGATCACAAAAAACCATATCTGAATACATGGCGCATGTACGGCAGCTACTAAACTATGCAGTCCTGGAAAGTATTGTTTCGATAAATGTTTTCTCACAGCTTCCAGAAGGATCAAAGCTGTGGAACACAGATGAACCAAAAAAATTATCTCCAGCAATAACCGAAGATATCATACACAAAATAGCGGACCAGCTAGACGGTCAGTATAAAATCATGTATCTCTTTTCTGCATATACTGGTTTGCGATCGGGCGAACTTCGTGCTTTGCATTGGTCCGATCTAGACTTCGAAAAAGGCGAAGTTAATGTCAACAAAGCGGTCGCCTATGGTCGTGAATATGTTTTCGTCGATGGCAAAAGATACGAGCGTGGATCAATGATAGTCAAAGAAACGAAAACCGCAGCGGGTGTACGCAGAGTTCCTATGATTGATTTCATCATTAATATGATGCGTGAATTTAAGTTAGCATCAAACAACGGACCGCGTGTATTTAACTCGCGTGGTGACAATATTGTTGCAGACAGTCGGTTTCCCGAAATTTTACGCACGGCATGTAGCCAGGCAAATGTGGAGCGTATACGCTGGCATGATCTACGACATTACTTTGCGTCGCAGCTGTTGAAAATCTATAGCGATGATTGGAACAGAATTAAAACATATATGGGACACACAAACATCCAGACGACTATAAACATCTACGGTCATTGGATCGAAACTGATGCGGAAAAAAAGATCAACAGAAGCTTGCTGAATGACAAGTTAGGCGAGGTTGCAGCGCAATGTCTCACCGTCCATTAAGCGATTATCACAGATCTGTGTCAAGCAACTACATGGACACAAGAGCGTATCTGATCGACCCAGTTCGTAAATCTGTTTTTCAGATAAAATATTCCTACCTGGGCGACGTGAACGAAACAGCACATGCAATCAATGCACCGTATGTTGACGCTGTAAATCTGGACGACAAGCATTGCGTGTGGGTCGATGACGAAGGTTTGTTGCGTAAGTATGTATGGCTGTGGGACATCAAATGTAAATTCCATCCCGAAGGCAAGCAGCTTGCGGGTTTGGGATTGGTCACGGGGTACGACGAAGAAGGCGAAACCGTGCCACCCACCATGTCGATCGAAGAACTAAACGATAGTCTAAACTATGAGCAGCAGCCGCTGATACGAAAGGACTAGGCATGAACACGATTAGTTTTACCAGGGAAAAGGTACAGCAGCTGCAAGCTATGTACGACAAATGCGTGACAGAAGGTAAAGAACAGTTTACTTTCGATGGTCACGAAATTTTTACAGCATACGCAAAGTATTTGCTTATGCACCTACACAATCAATTCGGAGGAACAAAGAATGAAAGATAAATGGTATTTGAGAATTTCAGACGAAATGCAAAATAATTTAGCTGGTAGAATTAGATACTACGGCAATACCAATCACAGATTTAAAGCGAAGTACTGCCTAGAGTTTGAGGGCAAAAAGTATTGGTCTAATCAAACAGATAATCTTGTCAGAGATGCTTTTCTGGATTGGGAGAAAGCCATGCCATTATACAGAAATATGTTTCTCTTAACCTAAAGGGGCAGTTAGATGAAAGACTTTGAGAAATTGTTTTACGAAACCATGCCGTTTGATGAACTTGAAAAGAGATTGAAAAAAATGTCTGAACATATTCACAAACGACAAACTGCTCTCGACAAGGAAAAGAACGATTTAGATATCATATGTGGTGTCTACGTTCGCAGAGTACAGCTAGACGAGGAATGGAAAGAAGCTACAAAAAGTGCTATGAAATCCTTGTAGCTGCAATCATGGCATTGAGATACCATTGTGCCTTCAATAGATCTTCAATGCCATTTTTGTCTTTATATCTCCACAAATATTTCATCACATTACCACGACAATAATCGGGGTACGCATCACCCAGGGCAGCGCGGATCGCGTCGATACACTCGATGTCGCTATTACGATAATGCGCTGGTAGGTTAACGGGATCATCTTTCATCAAGAAATTTCTCCAATACTTTCTTCGAAATATAAATACTTGATCGCTGCAATGAACATTCACTAGGTCGGCGGTAACACTCCAGGATACCATTTATCACCATGCGCCTAACCTTGCGCCTAGATTTCGGATCGTCGCTACCGAATAAAATTTTAGCAGCGTCTTTTGTATCATAGACAGCTTTAGCTAAAGTCATCAGCAACGCTCGATACTGCTGCTTGCTCGTTCGGGTACAGTGTGAACTTAGCAACGTTTGGAAAGTTTCGTACGTCATCACCTTGTCGTGCCTGGATTTGGCAGCGCAAAGTAATGTTATTATCCGATAGCGTTTTCGCAACCTGGTTGATAATAGCTTCTTGTGCGGGTGACAAGCGATCGAACCGACTTAGTTCTTCGTTCCATAGTCCATTGGGACTAAACCAACCCGACAGTCTGTATTCTTTTTCGTCCATAGTAAACTTGCTGACGCTCAAATGTGGTTTGTTACTCATATTGGTATCTCCTCTCTAATTGATGATAATTTGCCTATATTGATCTGCTCTTTTTTTACTCTGTACCAACCAAGAATTTCTTGGTATTCCGTTGGCTTATCGTCCTTAAATTTGTTTAGCCACCTATCGTTACTCTGCGCCCATGTATTAAGATGGGATTGCTGCTTGCACCCATCCAGTTCATCTAACAAGCGGTTATACTGATCTATAAACAATTGGTCTGGACTATACATGCCAGGCTTTTCG